GTTTCTCCTACAGATTTGATTCTAATTTGTAAAAACAAATATTCTAAATCTGTATTTGAAAGTTCTCTTATACTGTTGGTTGACTCTGTTAAACTACAACATGAATCAACTAAATTAACAACAGTATTTGATATTGTTCTAGTTTCTCCATCTTCCAGTGCTTGAAGTAATATCTTTTGTTCTCCTACAGAGAAAGGTCGATATTTAACTTCTTCACCAGAAACAGGTAATTTACAAAAATACTCTACAGTATTTACTTTAGGTAATGCCATAATATACTCCTATTTCATTATCCGAAGATTGCGTCTTCGATTCTACCTCTAACCTCGACACCTTTTTTAGTTAAGTATTTATCGAGATATCCAGTTATTAAATTAGACTGGTTTGAATTAACAAATTCACTAGTCCAATACCTATATCTAAATTGTGCGTTAAATTTTGTTATATCTGAATTTTCATATCCTAGGTTCACCACACTTAATTGCAGTGGAAATGCATCAGTCATAATACAACGATAATTAACTAAATCATCTTTACCTAGCATTTCTAACATTATGACACCAATATATTCATCGTGAAACCTACTGTGAAAGTGACCATCTCTCATACCATTAACACTTGATTGCCATCCTTCTATTAACTCTCTATCTTCCATGTCATTAGTTAAATAAAATGAACAATCAAATTGGTCATATTGTGGTTTATGTGGGATTGCTCTTTTAGGCCCATATTCTGATTCCTCGTTAGTAAAGAATCCTCGGCCAGGAACAGTTGCAGTATCACATCTTAGTCCTCTAATACTAATACCAGAGACTTTTGCACCAATTCCAAACATTGCAATATTATATCTATTATTTCTTTGCAATCCATCTATATTTGATTTAAATCTATCTATTTTCATCCGCTTATTTTCTTCCTACTTTCTTTCCAGACATTATCCATAGAAGACTTCTTAAATGATTCAGTTGGTAGAAAGATTGCAATCTCCCAATCTGCTGAGTCTACTATTGCAAAACTACTTCTTATCTGGCTTGTTAAATAATGTTTTACACATGGTTTAAAATATGGTTTACCACTTAATCCCTTTAACATCTTATAGGTAACACTAAATCTTGTAGATTCATCGAACTTAGTGTTATTTGTTCGGTCATATAACTGGTCTAAGAACTGAGCTCTTAATGATTGTGGTAAATAGTGCAAGTTTAATCCTAAAAACCCACCTTTTGCTGGTTCTATAGGTATAGTAAGAGGGAATCTATCATAATAAGGTAAGGTTTGTTTATGTTTAGGGTCATACATGTACATATACATGTCACCATATATGAACCTCTTTCTGTTCCTTGCATCTTTCATTAATGAAGTTCTATTAACACTCTTCATTTGAGAGACACGAGTTCTAAACCATCTCATGGACTCTTTAGTCCTTGCTTGGATTCCACCTCTAAAGGCTTCTCTTTCTAACTTGTCGAATAATCCTGCCATACATGTATTTATACCACTTTGACAGATAGGTACATATTTTTGTATAATACTCTTGTAATTAAGTGAGGAAATATGAATAAAACATTAATTAAAGAACTGTCAAAGATTAAAACTCCAGAACAGTTAGCAGAAGTTTACAACTTCGGTAAAGATGTATTGGATGCACTTGCAAAGGCATCTTTCAAAGCAGGTGACAGTGTGTTCGTTGTTCAAAAGACTAAAAAAACTTTTGGATTAATCCAAGAGATTAAACAAAAGAAAGCAATTGTTCAAATGAGAGGTAAAGCATACAGAGTGCCACTTTCGATGTTAGAATCAACTAATGATTTAGGTGTTTAATAAGTGAGGTTTGGAGATATGGATTTATAATAAAGTAACGGCATGACCCCATAGGTCGTAGGGGATAATCCCAGACAGGAGAATAATGAAGTGGTCGCTCCCTTCCCTAGGTCTGGAAGAGTTAAGAAAGACGAATGAAACATAAGAACCCTCGTCTTTCTTGCTATTTGACTAGATGGTCTTCGGTTAATATTCTAAATTTATATCCTCTATCCAAACAATACTCTCTAGCTGCATCCCATTTAGACTCATTGATTGCATATCGTCTTGCTTCACGAAGATATTTACCATAGTGTTTACCTTTCTTACTGGGTCTAACACATTGTTTCTTAGGTTTGACTTCTATTATCTCTTGAATCATTTTACCTTCAAAGTTCTTATATTTAATCCAGAAATCTGGATAATATCGATGGACTTTATTGTCAATAGAACGATAAGGTATCACAATCTCTTCACTACTCCATTCTAGAATAGAATCATTCTTATCACAATACTTCATAAACCTTAATTCCCACATAGAACGATATACGACCTTAGTTGGGTCACCTTTATACTTTTTATAGTTCTTTGGTGTGAATCTTCCCTTGTAACTCATATAAATACCTTATACATACATTAACTTATAGAGAGTATTTATATGAACTTTTTCAAATCCCTCAAATCAAGATTACTTGGTTCAGTCAAAGAAGACTTAAATTCAGCACTTAGTAGTGGAAGGTTAGATTTTAATTCAAAAATAGAAGATGCTTTAAAAGATTTAATTTCTTTAAAAACAGGTATTAGATTATCTAATATTCCAGATGTAATATCAGAACAAGCATTACAGAATGCACAAAATAGAAGTGCAATAGAAAAACATTTAAATGATAGAGGTTTAAGTCCAGCAACAGGAGACCCTACTACAAGAAAAGTTCTTAGATTTCCAACAGACAACACTAGATTTGTAGATAACTGGATTATTTTTAGAACTAAAAAGAAAAATATAAAACTTATGCCTTATGCTGATGGCACTACTGCTGCAGAACAACAATCATTTCTTGAATCCAGAGGAGTAAAGGTAGGTCAAGATGGTACATTTATGAATGACGATTATACTGTTGCATTATATTTTCCAAACAATGTAAAAGATACTGTGTCAGTTAGTTATGAAGCAGTAGATATCGGTCTTAATGATGTAATGTTTAATAATATTATGAGTGGAGACCTCTTAGAAGCAGGTGGAGATATATCTCCAGCAGTTCAAGAAATGCTTGCAAAAGGTGCTAGAGGATTAGATTCAACCAGAAGTTTTCAAACAGGCGTTGTAACTCCTACACCTAAATTTAATACTTTTCAAGGAGTTGAGTTCAGAGACCATAGTTATACTTTTCAATTAAACCCATATAATGTTGCAGATGCAAATGAAATAACTCGTATTATTCATGTATTTAAGATGATGATGTTACCTATGTCACTTGCAGAGAATAGAAGAATACAAGCAATGCCAGCTGAATTCAGTATTGATTTTAAAGGGCCTATATTAGGTAATATAGAACATCCACAAAATTGTTTTCTAAAATCATGTGAAGTCGATTACTCTGGTGGTAAAGATATGTCATTTATTGAAGAAGGATTAGGAAGTGCGGATGATGGTACTATACCAAAACATTATCCTAATGGAGTAACATTATCACTTGTATTCCAAGAAATACTCAACTTAGATAGATTAAGATATATGGATAGAGTAGCTGCATCAGCATTGGGTAATTCACAAAATGTTGAGGATGAAATTGAAAACTTTGAACGAGAACTGAGTAGTGATACAGAAAATTTAACTGTTAAAGAAGTAACAGAAGCTGTCGATAAAGTAAATGAGACTGGATTTTCAAGCCAACAAGGAGCAGAAGAGTTTCTTGCAAAACAAAGTTATGCAAATCAATATGAAGTTCAATATAAATCGTCTGGGAAATCAAATAGAAATCATCCAAATAGATACATTTTAAAGAAAAAGGTAGATAGACCACCTGTGAAGCAAAGGGTTACGCGTAATCAAACTAGAAATAGAAACTAGGAGAGAATAATGGCACAAAAATACTTTAAACACTTTCCAACTATTGACTTCGATGTCAAAAATGATGGTAATTTAATTCAAGCAAAGGATATTTTTCGTAATATTCGTGTCAGTTCGGATACAGAGGATGCCATTATAGGGTATGAATATTATTATATTAACGACCAAGATAGACCAGATGTTCTTGCATCTAAACTATATGGAGATGCAACTTTATATTGGCTATTCTGGATGGTGAATGACCAATTTGCAACCTATAATGATTGGCCAAAATCTCAATCAATCTTAGATAAATTTATTAATCGTAAATATTCTGGTAAAGCATTGGTTGCAAATCAGCAGTCGGATATCGTATCCAGTTCGGACAGCAAATTTCTCCAAGGAGAGAAGGTAGTAGGTTCTACCAGTTCGGCACTTGGATTTGTCACCAAGATAGACCCTACTAATAAGCAAGTCATTCTTAATGATGTCCAAGGTGTATTCCAAGATGGTGAAACTGTCACAGGCTCCCAGTCGACCAAAAGTTTTACTATTAGTTCGGTTCGGAATTTTTCAGATAGTCCACACCATTATGTCAACTCAGATGGTAACAAAACAACCTCAGAGACCACTACCATGGTCACCAATAGAGACTATGAGCAAACTTTTAATGATTCTAAGAGAAGTATCAAGTATATTAAGACTTCGATGATACCACAATTACTCAGAGAATTCAAGAGTATGATAAGAGAATAATATAAATGGCTATACAAGTCGGTAGAAATCAACCTAATTCATATCGTATTGAGAGTATTACTATTAGTAATCAAGAAGGTAATTCATATGAAGTAAGTAATATGATGCAATCTTTTCAGATAACTGAGAGTATCTATCAGATGTTTCTTACTGGGAATATTGTACTCTTAGACAATGTTAATTTATTTAATCGTATCGGATTTAGTGGTCAAGAATATATTCGAATACATATCGGTGGAATACAGGGAAACGAAGAAATAGTCCCAGAAGACCAACAAATTAATCAAGTCTTTCGAATATTTAATGTAAAAACTCATCTCAGAGACATAGAGAACCCAAAAAGTCAAGTATATTCTTTGGAATTTTGTAGTCCTTTATTATATCTTGCACGAACTCAGAGAATATCTCAGTGTTATAGAGGCAAGACAGGGACTATTTTAAATAAAATATGTGAAGATAAATTAAACTTTAAACCGAATAAAAACCGATTGAATGTGCATGTGAAAGGGGGGAGTGAACTCGGTAATCACTTCGGTGTATTTGCAAATCCAGGCGATGAGAGTAGTATGATTGTTCCCAACTGGAGTGTGTATAAGACCTTAGAGTGGTTGAGAGACCACACCAGTGACGACTCAGAGAGTGCAAGGCCTTGGGGTGACTCTTATTACTTCTATCAGACTGCTCTCAATGGCTTTAGATTTCATAATGTTGAATCTATGTTGAAGATAGAGTATCTTAATGGTAGAGTTAAGTTCTCTCCTCGTATGGGAGATGGCGATGACGACTTTAATTACGACTTTGTAGAAGGTAGAGGTAATGATATACTCTCCTACAACAAGAAAGACACTCATAATGTCATTCATAACCATCAAATGGGACTTTATAGTGGTAGTATACAGGTATTTGACCCCAAAAACAAGACTTTAGTGACTATTGACAGCCAATTTACTCAGCAATTTCCTTTAACAGAGGGCTCAGAGGGCGAATATAAGAAGAAAAACGCTCTCAGTGTTGCACCAAACTTCCGATTAGGTGTAGAAAACATTAAAATACCACCAGATGGGGGTGTTGGGACTGTCTTAGACCCTGCTGGAGATGCATTTAAGGGAGATAGTATCATAGAAAACCATGGTGCATCGATTAATTTTGATTATAACAACCCTTTTACCATGGGTCAAGGAATAAATGTCAGTGGTCACAGTCATATGTATGGCACAGAGAGTACTAAATTCAATAGAGACAGAGTAGAGCGCCTCTTCGAGAGTAATAGAATGAACATTCAGATATCTGGGAGAACGAATCTAAGCGCTGGAATGGTAATTAATATTGATTTAAAGCAACCAGCACCTAGCACTATGATTAAAGACGAAGTGACACATAATGGTAGGATGCTCGTAGAAGGTATCACTTGGATAGGAACTCCAGATGCCTTAGAGACGCAACTCTCAGTCACCACCGATGGGTATCAAGTCAACTTAGATAATTATGAAGACCACGAAGGTTTTGCTGAGGAGTAGCCACAGTAGTTTGGGACTCCTAGGGTATTTTTTTCTGCCCTTTGCAACCCCATAAAAAGTCGTGGGAAGTTTTTATTAAAAATAATAAAAGCTATTATATTATTCTGGGACTCCTAGATTATATTCTGGGACTCCTACTAAATATATAATGGAATAAACATAGGAGAAATATATGTTAGAAGAAATAAAAAATAAACATAAGGAAATGATGTATAATTTTATTGAATTAACTGGTATTAGTGACTATGAGTTAGCATGGATTTGTTTTATGAAAGGAGTATTAATTACTTCTTTATTATTTTGGATATTTTAATATGGAATTTTTATTCATACCTTTACTTGCATGTATTATTTTAATGATAGG